TTTAATACTAAGTTAAATATATCTGACACAACCTTAATGCTATCTAAATATTTAAGACGTGCAGACACAACACTATTAAACCTTACTTCCAGATTTGCAACTAAATTAAATATTTCTGATACATCTTCGATGTTAACTCCTTACTTTAGGGATAATGATACTACCCAATTAAACTTAACTTCAAGATTTGCGGCAAAGCAAAATAATATTACACTTACCACAACAGGCACAAGTGGTGCAGCTACATTTAACGGCACTACTTTAAATGTTCCAAACTACGCGACAACGGGAGGCACTGGCACAGTTACAAGTGTAGGCTTAACTGCACCATCTATATTTACTGTTAGCGGCTCACCTGTTACAACCTCTGGCACTTTAGTATTGACATATAGCGGTACTGCTTTACCTTTATTAAATGGTGGTACAGGTGCAACGACTGCCGATGCTGCATTGACTAATTTAGGAGTTACAACAGTTGGTAAAGCATTGTTAGTAGCTGATAATAGTGTTAGTGATAAATTTATAAAAGTTAATGCAAATAAAACACTAACACTTTTAAACGCAGACGATACAAGGACTGTGATTGGTGCAGGCACTGTAACAAGTGTTAGTGGCACAGGTGCAATATCAGTAGCAACAGGAACAACTACACCAGTTATAAGCGTAGCAGATGCTGCATTTGGTACTGCTGGAATTGTTACTTCAACAGGTACACAACAATTTAGCGGTGATAAAGTATTTGAAGGAATAACACAATTTAACGGAAGAGCATTATTTAAAGATTATACCTATACTGCAACACGATTAGCAGGTTTATCTTCCACAGATAGATTTGCAACTGTTACAATTGGCACAGGATTATCTTTATCAAGTGGCACATTGTCTGCAACAGGTGGATCTGGAACGGTTACAAGTGTTAGCGCAGGAAGTCCTGCAAATGGTTTAAGCGTAGCAACAGGGACAACTACTCCTGTTATATCAATGGCATTAGCTGGAAGTGCAACAATAGGAGTTGTGAGTGCAACTACTCAAACATTTGGAGGAAATAAAACATTTACAGGAACAATAGATGTTTCATCAACTGGAACATTTGGAGGTAGGGTAAACACGCCATGGTTAGAGAGAACATACACATCATCTACAAGTTCATCTTTTACAGTAAGTGTAAATACAACATGGTTAGATATCAATACAAGTGTTCTTACAACTATAACGCTTCCTAATGCAGCTACTTATCCGGGCAAAGAATTACATATTAGGCAAACAGGCACCGGGCAAGTGCAATCTGCATCTTCTAATGTTATACCTTTTACTTCTCCTCCTACTGGTAGTGCAGGTACAGCAATTTTTAATCCAACAAATAATAAAGCCGTCACACTTGTAAGTGATGGCGTAAATTGGATAATTATGCAAAGAAGTACCAATTAATCATAAAAAACATAAACATGAAACAACTCCTTTCCCTCTTCCTCTATCTTATCCCTTGCCTTGCATGGGCACAGTATCCGAGCAATGGCAATCAAAAGATAACGCTTGGAGAACAGACCAGTGCCGATGGGCTTGTGTATCGGGGACTTGCAGCAGATACTACTCGCAAGCCTTCCATTGATACAATGGCATATATTATATTAGATACGGCAACAAATATTCAATGGCATTATAAAAAAGCGGTAAGTAATGCGTGGGTAAAAATAGGAGGAACAACGGTTAGCGGAACAAGTGGACAAGTAGCTTATTTTGACGCTACTACATCGGTCACGGGTGACGCAGGGTTAATTTACTCGGCTGCAAATAAAACTTTAGGGATAAATACAACCACCACATCGGGTGCTAATTTGATTATAAAAAATAGTCAAGAGCCTGCGAGAAGTACATTTTTATCTTCACAAACTTTTGGAGCAGATACGACAAATTGGACTCGCGGAACGGGATGGACTTTTAACGGTACACTTGCGGTAGCAACGGCAGCAACGGGAAATTTGACTTATACAACCTTGCCCGATACCATTATATCTGGTAGGGGTTATGAAATAACATATACACAAAGTGGTTATTCATCGGGCACGGCAACCATAGCATTAGGCGATGTTACTTTAGCTATTCCTCAATATGATGTGACTGCTAATATTATCCTTTTATTACCCACTTCTGCAACGGGTGGTTTTCGTATAACCACGTCAACTTATACGGGTAATTTAGATAATATTTCAATCGTAGAAATTACAGGCACTGCACCTGTTATTTTTGCTGGACAAGATGATGCAGCGGCTACTTTGTATAATAGTTTAAAAATGCCAAATAGTACAACACTTGCTTTTGGTGGTGGTGGTGGAAGGACTACGGGAATTAGAAATAACTTTTTTGGATTAAACGCTGGTCAAAACAATACAACAGGTGCAAATAATAATTTTTTTGGTGTAAACACTGGGACAAATAATAGTACTGGTTCAACTAATAATTTTATTGGCTCAAATGCTGGTCAAAACAATACAATAGGTTCAAATAATAATTTTTTTGGAAGTAGTGCAGGAGGCGCTAATACAACAGGTTCATCTAATAATTTTTTTGGAAATAGTGCTGGAGATGTAAATACCATAGGTACTAATAATAATTTTTTTGGAAGTAATGCTGGGGGCGCTAATACAACAGGAAGTGATAATGTATTTATTGGAGAATCAGCTGGTTTACAAAATACCACAGGAATCAGAAATAATTTTATTGGTATAAATGCTGGAAGAAACAACACAACTGGAGGAAGTAATTTCTTTTTTGGACAAAGTGCTGGTAGAAGTAATACAACGGGCAGTAGTAATGTTGGTTTAGGTGATTTTACTTTTAATCAAACAGGCAGTACAACAGGAGATAACAACACATTAATAGGAGTAAATGCTGGCGATAACATAACAGGTAGTGCATCTGGAAATTTTGTTTTAGGTAACTCCGCAGACCTTCCAGATGCAGGAGGCTCAAATCAAGTAGTGATTAAAAATATAATATTTGCTACAGGCGCAAGTGGCACGGGCACAACCGTTGCAGGAAGTGTCGCGATAGGTACGAATGCACCACAAGCAAATTATAGATTAACTGTTAATGATTCTTTATATGTCGGTGGGCGTGTTTCTGCTGCTGGATATACAACAAGATCTGACTACAATTTAAAAGATGAAATTAAAGGTATTAATTATGGCTTAAATGAAATCATGCAAATAATGCCAGTTAGTTATACTTACAAAAGTAACGGTGAGCATCAACTTGGCTTTATCGCTCAGGACATTGGCGTTATCATTCCTGAAAGTGTTCATTTTGATGGATACATGGGAGTAGATTATCAAAGTATTATTCCTATTTTAACTAAAGCCATTCAAGAGCAACAAGCTCAAATTGAAGCTTTAAAACAAAGATTGTTAATCCTCGAAAATAAATAAAATGAGATACCTATTTTTATTCCTTCCCTTGTTTTCATTTGCGCAAGACGTCGTAAAAGACACGGTGTATATCCAAAAGCAAGGAAACATTTATTACATCATTCAGCAGACTACTTTGTCTGATAGCACAGTCACAGGCTCAAAGCAAATCTTAGGAGATAGTGCAACAGCCATTCAAAGCCTTGTTACCGATGCCGAAAGGCAAAGCAACACGATTGCCATTCATGCAAAGCCTATTATTACTAAGGCTAAATCAGTACAAAGGATTAATTATTACAATGATTTACACGTTCAAATAAGCGGCAAGCCTGTTTATTTTACAACGGCACAAAGAGACACGGCAAAGTTTATCGGTAATTGGAAGTTAAATTTTAACGGTGAAATTATTGATGGAGTAATTCAATTAAACAGCAATAAGCGTTTAATCTTTAACCCAGACAACGGCAAGGTTTACACAATTTCAACCAATCTACTTTTATCTACTTTTACCAATCAAGTTTCCTTTGCATTTAATGGCATTAAATACGACTTGTATAAATATGCTGAGGGCAAATTTGCCACGGTAGATGGTGATGTGAGGTTAATAAAACTTGAATAATGAAAGCAGTTATACTAAAATTATTACATCAAAGCTATGAGTTCTTTGCCGTTGCATTGACTACTGGTTTTATCTTCTCATTTTTTGTTCCTATAAAAGGATTCCTTTTGTTTACCGTTGCCGTTGTTTTTGCAGACACAATCACAGGAATCAAGGCAGCAAAGAAGGAAGGTCAAAAGATAAGCAGCAAAGGATTGTATAGGACTACGGAAAAGATAGTCGTTTATTTTGTAGCCATCCTTATTTTTGAAGGTGCAAAAAATACCTTTAATATACCTTTTCCAATTACCTACATGGTGGCAATGATGATATCTGGAACAGAGTTATTTAGCGTTGCGGAAAACATCAAGCGGATAACTAACGTTGAATTAGGAACATTAATATCAAGATTTTTTAAAAAGTAAAAACAAATAATATGCAGACTAATTTAAAAGATGCCCTTAAAAATGCAGACACAATTTCCAGTCCTTTAGGTTCAGTGAGTTGTTACGCTTTCAATTTTGCGGAACTTGCGCAAGAGGTAAATGTACTTCTTACTGACGATGGGAAAAAAGTCAAATTAACCTGGCGAGAATATGTTAAACTGGCTCAAATCATTTGGGATAAAATAAAAGAAACAAGCCGTGAATGTGCAGGAAAAGAGATTTCGGTTAGTTTACCGCCTAAATTTTCTATTATCTCGGCTGCTTTTTCACTTATCGGATTTAAGTTATAGGCGCAGAGAAGTCGCTACCTTAGTGCCAAGGGGAGGTGTATTGATTTACATCTCCCTTTAAAATATAAAAATATGAATGCAAATGATTTTGTAGTATGCGTGGATGCTGGGCATGGAGGACTTAACAAAGGCATAGGCCCAGACAAATATGTCACCTATCCATCAAAGTGTTTCCAACATAAACATGGTAAATTTCACTCGTACGGTTGGTTCTTTGAAGGAGTGTTTAACCGTGCCGTTGCTAATTTTCTTGAACAGTTTCTAATTGATTATGGCTTTCAAGTTAAAAAAGTATATGAGCCAATAAATGACACATCACTAAACAAACGCTGTCAGCTCGTAAATAGCTATGCTAACTTAGGCAAGGCTACTGTGCTTGTTTCCATTCACGGCAATGCCGCAGCGTCAACTACTGCAAGAGGATGGGAAGTATTTACCTCACCAGGTGAAACAAGGTCGGATCAACTGGCAACAATGATAGGCAATGAAATAAAAGATGCTACTCCAGGCTGGGTGCATCGGCATGATTACAGTGATGGAGACTTAGACAGAGAGGCAAGGTTTCAAATGTTAACTGCAACAAATGTGCCAGCAGTGTTAACTGAAAATGGTTTTTTTACAAACTATAACGATGCTGTGTTAATGATAGACAGAGAATGGCAAGAGGCTATTGCTAAAGCTCACGCTAAAGGTATCCTTGAATATGCCATTGGGCAAGGTGTGGAATGGTAATAAAAAAGCCGCAGGAGAAACACCTGCGGCAAATAAAACACTAAGTAAACATCACTCAACTGTAAAAGAGTTTTTTAAAAAGAACACTGGCTTTTACTTTTACATCCTCTTTTTCACTTGTATTATTTATTATCATAAATAAAATAGCTTGTAATCTTTCTTTATTCATGTACTGATAAAACTTTCTGCCTGCACCATCGTTGCCAGAGTAAAATTGCAGCAAGGCACTATTTGTGTTTACAACATTATTTTTATTGATAGGTTTTGGATATTTCTCTACCAACATAAATCCTTGCTTTATTTCCTTGTCGTTTAATAATTTAGTTATTGTCATGATTGCCTATTTTTAAAAGTGTTAGTTTAGTTTCTTCTTGTCTTATCCTGGTGGCTAAGTAATCAACGTAAAAATAATTAATCTTTCGTCTCATCGTCTCCTCGATGTATGCCAATGTCAACCGGTGGAGCTTCTTTTCTATAACCTTTATTTGCATCATTTTCGTAATAAGTTTTAGAAATTAGTGCTATTTGAAAAGCATCTATTTCGTCCTGTGAAAGTTTTTTGTTTCCATGCACCTCCATCTTCATTGCCTTTATAACTGACATACAATAATCAATAGTCCATTTGCTGCCTTTGTGCTGCGGTGAAATACCTTTTACTTTATGGCCATTTAATTCTAATAGATCAATGATTGTTCTGGATGCGCCTTGATTCATGCCGACATTTCGGCTAATCTTGTTACTTGCTTTAACATTTGCGTGTTTTCTAAAAGTAATATTTTGCAAGGAAGAATCTTCTACAACTATGGCACAATCTCTCTCCCATGTTAGGCTATCCATTATCCATGCAGCCAAATTCTTGTACCTTCCAAAATACACTTTCTTATCATCAATCACGCATACTGCTAACCCGTTTAGCCTCATGGCTGGATCTATGCCTACGAATTTCATCATAATTTATTTTTTTATTTAGAAAGTTACGTTTAACATATTTACTTACAAATTTGAGTAAACCAATGTAGTCATAGTATTTATTACCATATTTCCATATCCCTGCTAATGGGAAGTATTCAAAGTGCTGCGTGCCGTAGGTCATAAACATTGTATTATCATAGGTAGTCCTACTGTATCCATCCCACAAGTTTATTCCGGATAACATATCATAAGTTATAGTATCAACAGTATATGATTCATTTGCCTCACTGTAATAACATCTTTCCAGCATTTTATTTCCTATTTTTTCAAGGCTCATTGTGTTATATGCAAAGAAATGATTATTCTGTCCATTTATAGTAGTTACTCCCAGCACTAACATGATTGCTAAAGATAATTGTACGCTGCGCACCGTAGTGTTCATTTTAACGGGCTCTTTATCCTTCTTTAATACATTGCGCTTCCTTGGTGTTTTCATGCCAATACCGTAGGCTTCTATGCCCTTCTGAATGAATTGTATCTCTAAGAAATATCCAAAGCAAATAACAGTACCTATAAAAATAAACATTGCATAAAATTCTGCGCCACTTGTTTGACCTTGTATAGAGAAAAACAATTCCAACAAAGCTACTACCGTGGCACCTGCAGCAACCTTGGCAGGGTAAGGTGATTTCTTCTCACTTGGATTTAAAAAATCAATAAATACAATGGCAAATCTGCCAAACTGGAGCATAAGAGAGGCAGGAATAGAAAGCATTAATGGTAAGGGCAGAAAGTACACATTAAGAGCTGCTGTAATAAGGTAGGTTAAAATAATACCTACAAAGATAATTTTTGGCATAGATGAGGCAATGTCATCAAATAGCCACTCAAAGTTTTGATTGTTAAAATTCTTTTTCATTTTTTGTGATGTTTAAAGTGATTTGTCATAATGACCTTACAAAACTAATATAAAATAAATACAATGTATATAAATATTAAAAATAATTATAAAAAAAGTGCGAAGGCAATTCTCCGCACTATAAAACAACTTAAATCACCATTAACGATTACGATTCTCTTTTCTTGTGTTTATTGTATCTCTCCCAGGCTGACATTACTCTTATTTCTTTTGTAGCTGTTTCTATTCTTAACTCCTTAAACCTATCCAATGCCTCTTCAAGGTTCTTTGCGGTAACTGATACGCTTTTGCCATCTTCGTATTTAATTACATATTTATTCATTTCTACTTCCATAGCAAATCGTATAAGTAGTAAATAATCCAAAGGCAAGTTAATACTCCACCAAATGTTACAATGATTTTTGCAGCATTGTTAATAAATCCTTTTTCTTCTTCTGTCATTGTTATTTATTTAAATAGTTTTTACTTGCGACAGGATCCTTCCCCTG